GAGGTTACGTCGATGGCGACGCTAGTATCAGCCGTGACGGTGCCGTCAACATTCAAGGACGTATTAAACTGCCCAGTCGTCCCCGTAATCGCCCCAGCACTCGCCCCGCCGATGGTCACGCCGTCGATGGTGCCGCCGTTGATGTCAACCGTAGTTACGGAGCCGAGGTCAGACCAAGTGCCGGTCAGGGCACCGCCGCCGGTGGCGTTGAGGGTGGTGAAAGAACCCGTAGAAGCCGAATTAGCACCAATAGCCGTGGCGTCGATCTCGCCGCCTGCAACGTCGATCTTGGTGATCGCAACCGAACCCGTGCCGTCAGGCGTAATGGTGACGTTACCGTTGGTGTCCGTGCTGCTGATCGTGTTGCCGTTGATGTTGATATTGTCGATCTGAGCTTCGGTGACCGCAGAGTTAGTGCCCAGGGTGACCCCATCGACCGAGCCGCCATTGATGTCGGTGGTCGTAAGCACGGAGGAGGCAATAGTCACTACCCCGGTGGAGTCCGCGATGCTGCCCGCAGCGGTGCCGTCCTTAGCTTTGAGGTTGGTGACTTCGATGTTCGTAGTATCAACCGTGGTCGCAGCAATCGCCGTGACGAGCAAATCCTCAAAGACCTGCGTAACCGTAGCCGAGGCGCCTGCGCCGTCGAACTTCAGGACAACATCTTTGCCATTCGGGATTTCAAAATCGTTGCTGGCGTTGTAGGTGCCCTGGAAGATGATGACCGAGCGGCCACCGGACAGGCTGTTGCGGATATGGACGATCTTCTCAGCGTCGTTAGGTTGTAGCTGAACATACGCCGTAGCGCCAAGGTCGCCGCCATCTACAAACTCAATGTATTTGTTCCGCCCATCGGACGCAGTGCCGTCGGTAATCGTTAGTGCTTTGGGGCTACCGCTTGACCCAGCCGCCGGCAGTGTGACCTGCACAATGCCATTGACCGCCTGATCAATCAGGTCAAAGTTGGTATTGGTCGTCGTGCCCCAGGTGCCGGACTGTTCACCGGTTCCGATCTTTTCGATACCAAGGTTGACGGTATAAGTGCTAGCCATCGTTTAATCCTCTATGCCGCGATGTCAGTCCAATCGGGTGTAACACCCGGCGTTACAGACGACCATGAAGTCCCAGGGGCCGGTCCAATATCTCCCCACGCATTCCCAGGGGCTGGATCAATCTCGCCCCATACATTAACAGAGCCTACCGCTGTTGTGATTGTAGTACCAACAACTTGTACTGTAACCCCCGCACCTTCGATAACGGTGACGTTACCCACAGCGGAAAGAATAGGCGCGATATTAATAACCGGCACCGCACCAGCGGTAACCGTGACAGTACCTAGAGAAGTGGTAGCCGAAAGGCCAGAAGTGGGGACATTAGCATCGGCAGCGACAACCGCATCACCGACCTGCCCCGTACCTGCAACGCCTGTTGGAAGTACAACAGCTTCTGCAACAATAGTTACAGAGCCAACCGACCCCGTAGCCGCGATGCCTGTAGTCGGGACGTTAGCATCCGCCGCAATAACCACGGTGCCAACAGCGCCCGTACCCTCATTACCGGTGACATCGACAACCGCTTCGGCAACAACCGTGACAGAGCCAACTGCGCCGGTAGCAAAGAGTCCAGTGGTGGGTACATTCGCATCAGCAGCGACAACAACCGTGCCAACTTCACCGGAACCGGAGACACCCGTAGGCAATACGACCGCTTCAGCAACGACCGTTACCGTACCTACAGCTCCAGTGGCCGCGAGGCCTGAGACGACTACGGGGGCAGCTTCGCCCCACGGACCCTCACCCCAGGTCTGACGACCCCAACCGGTGATTAACGCCATCTACATGCCTAGGCGATGCGAATGATAGCGTTAGAAGCGTCAGCGCTCGGGAACTGGATGGTGAAATCGCCGTTGGTAGACGTTTTGTCCGAACCGAAGTCCAGCACCACCACAGCTTTGTCGGAGTCCGTGCTGTTGTAGATCAACGCGCCGCGAGCTGTAATGGTCGCAGAACTCCACGTCGTATCAGCAAAGTCCGTGAAAGCCGTCGTGCCGGAAGTGGACGGAGTGACGTTCGTCAACGTATTGCCACCAGCCGTGTAGCCCGTGCCCGTCACCTCGTTGGAGGTAGTGTAAGCCGTCGTAGCCGCCCCGAGGGTGGCCGAGCTGGTGAACAAAGCGATCTTGAAAGTATCGCCAGTGCTGTTAGTGAAGTCGTGCGTACCCGTCAGCAGCTCTTGCTTGAACGAGGTAGCCATAGCCTGCGTAATTGCCATCTCAAAGTCTCCTTATAACACCCGCAAGGCCGGGGTGCCCTGCCTCAACCAAGGCATTGTAAATAGTGGTCCGATCACTTGCGATGGCCTCACGCATATAGTGCGCAACAACCATCTCCATGTCTTTCTTAAAGGCCCGAGCTTGATCTTTAATCAGCGGGTGGGCCGTATCGGACACACTCATTAACTTATCGACGCAACGCGCAGCAACTTCCTCTGGCGTGAAACCCCGGTTTTCTGTCGTGTGAACCGCGACAATCGGCTCCGGGGAAACCGAAACATCAACCTTAAACATTAGCCCACCGGTGCCCTATATTGTCCAGAACGGTACGCATCTTCACGAAGTTTGCCATCTCCTAGCTGCTTCAACAGCGTAAGCGACAGGCCAAACATCTTATCGTAATTCTGCACAATATCGGGCTCAGCTTTCATAAATCGGGCAGCTTCTACCAGCGCGCCGTTAAGCAACGCTGAGTCAAACTCATCCCCAAGCCACGTCGTCCCGGCAGTCACGATAGACTCGGGATAGTAGCCGTAATGCAGCTCGACCGTGTAGTTGCTGTCCGGCGTCGGGCCTACGATAAAGAAGTCATCATCAAAGTTGGCGTAGTGCTGAGGGAGCCCAGTGGACGATGACTTGGGATAGGCTTCACGGATGAAGTTCACGTCTTTGTTGAGTAAGAACTGATAGTCTCCGCTGCCATCCTCAACCGCCAAGCTGTAGGTGTACAGAAAGTCCGTGGGGATCGCTAGATACTGATTACCCGACGTAAACGCACTCGTCACGTTCCGACGCAGGGCAGGAATCTGAACAGAGTTGTAAATCTTCTGCTCTGCCTGCTGCGTGAACATAGCAAGTTGGTCAGCCGTGAAAGTTGTTTCACAGATGTCCTGTACGTTCGTTGTCAGCTCTACGTAATTCATGGCTTACGCCATCGGCCCCCGAGCCATCGTACCCTTGGTGGCGGCACCGTACCCACGAATCTTGATCCCAGACGTTTTCATGTCAATCGGCTGGTTGATCTTCGGATTCGGCACTTTCTTGATCTTGCTGGTGTCTTTGACTTTCATGACCTACTCCTAAGTGATCGTTACGGTCACTGTGCCCACAAACCCCGCACAAGGTACGGAAAGCACTGGGATGATGTTAGCACGACTCTGCGCGTATTCTGGACTGTCAGGGCGTGGATTTCGGATCGCCTGCGGGTCATCCACCGGGTACTCACCCAACTGCAACTGCGGATGATCGGGGTCCCAGCACTCGGGACAGGCCTTGATGTTCGTATCCCGGCGCTTGACGAAGACGTTCCGTAGCTCACGCAGCTTGTACTGGAACCCGCAGACATCGCAGATACCAAGGGCTCGCTGGCTAGAAGCGAACCGATTACTCATCAGATGCGTCCTATGCGCGGCACAAAGCGGGCGTTGGTCTTCACTCGGTCTTCGCTCGCTGCGCGCTCAAACTCTTCCTCGTACATGGCTTTCAGGATCGGAATGCGCTGCTGCAGCTCCGGCGTCTTCATAGCAATATGGTAGGCCAGCCCCGCAACCAAGCAGGGGAGGAACCGGAAAGGCATGTCAGCCGTCTCAATGCCTCGTCCTGCGTCCTCAATGCGCCGCATGCGCCAATACTTGAAGGTGTAGTCGTTGCTGTCCGGCACGGGCCAGACGTTGATTCTGGGGGCATCCACAAGCCGTTCAATCCAAAACTGAATCGGGCGCCCGGTCGTCGTCTTGTTGGGGATAGAGGCGTAGGTGCTGACGCTGATCCGGTTGATGGTCAGGTCCTGCTGCGTCGAGCCCGAGCCCGTACGGATAACTTGTTCTAACAGGTCAACGGTATCGGTGGGCAGGGTGTACTGGGCCGTGCCGCTGACTAAAGAAACGGTACCCTCATCGATGGTCCAGAGGTTAAGCCCTCGGTTTTGCCATTCGATGGTCATGAGGTTCATGGAGCGACGAGCAGTACGCAGGTCGTAGCCAGAGCGCATTTCCCGTCCGGCACGCTCCCATGCTTCCTCGGCGATCTCCGTGAAGTCCATGTTGAACGCTGTGGTGCCTGAAGTAGCCATCAGGTTACGGGGCCTCCGACCAGCCAAGCGTCACAGGTACGAGAGCCCGCGCACTTGAAGTGAAATAGTTGGCAGTACCCTAGGTTAGCTGCCTCAGATACGGACTCGGCGTCCGCCATCTCAAACTCTTCGTCGCCTGCCATGCCACCATCGATACAGGCCATCATCTTCGGCGTCTGGATAAAGGCAGCGCAGTTACCGCAACGGGACTTCTGGGCCTCTTCCGGGGTGATGTCCCACAGCTTGCCAAGGCGTTTCCAGAACTTCTCGTTGGGCTCCTCAGGGTTCATCGGGCCATAGCCATACTCTTCAATGGCGTGGTTCCGATTCTTGAGGTTGACGTGCACGTCCGTGGTGGCAATAGGGCACTCTTTCGGGTCTTTGTACCCGCTAGCGATTGCTGACCCTCGTGCACTCGTCGGACGCCTTGCCATTACTTCTTCCTCTGCAGAGGCTTCACACGGCGGGGTTTGCCTGCTGGCTGGCCGAGACTCTTCTTCTGCGACACCCTGCTCTTCTTCTCAGCAGCCGTCATCTCCGATGCCGTTTTGGGCGTCTTTGACGACACGCGTTTGGTCGGGCGGCAGTACGGAGTCCCGCGCTTCTCACCCTTTTGGCGACCGCACTCTTTACCGGTTCGGACATCCTTCCAGTCCTCTTTGAACCAGCGCTTGAGGGCGGCGCCCTTAGCTGTCTTACGAACCGCCACGAGCTTTCTTCTTCCGGCATTTGGCGATGGCGCCCGATGCGTAGGCGGACGGGAAGACCTTATACTGCCGCTTCACCTTACGGTAGCACTCGTCCTTCACCGTTCCGCCTTTCTTGTAGTAGCAGCGCATTACGCACCTTTCATCTTAATCATGCGGGCTTTGCCCTTGCCGCGCTGAGCCATACCACAGCCACGGACCTTACCGCCCTTCTTCATGCCTTCACCTTGCAGGCGGCGCATACGGTCACCGGACATGGCCTCACGGACTCCACGGCGAGCACTTTCAACGGTGGTGCCGGTACGTTCGTTGTAGCTCCTACGGGCGGCTCTATCGGCTTCTGCGCGGGGCTCGATATAGTCCTTGACCATACCCGCACCTTCCATAACAGCGGCAGCGAGCGGTACAGCACGGCCAGCAGCGCGGAGCGCACCACGACCTACACGCTTCATCGCCTCTTCACCAGCCTTACGGCCCGCACGTTGTGCGGCGAGGTCCTTAGCGCCTGCTTTGGCAAGCTCACGTTGGCGACGACGAGCGATATTGGTGTTGGTACGGCGCTCAATGTCGATCTGCTCATCACGCAGGTTCGGGTTCTTTTGACGGCGCTCGACCTCAGCTTTGGACACGGCAGAGGGCGGGGTCTGGCTCCGCGTCCGCTTCACCATCTTCCGCTGAACTCGCGACGTGTTAGGGCCTGCTACGCTACGTGGTGCTGTCGTCTTCGGCATGATCTAGCTCCTTACCGCATCTTGCAGGGGCGAACGCCTTTCTTCGCCATACCTGCGCCACGGACCTTGCCGCCTTTTCTGTAGACAGCACCGCCAGCTTTCATCTTGCCAACGCCGTCAGCAGCGAAGTCGGGGACCATTTTGTCGCCCTTCTTGACCATGTTGAGCTTACCGCCAGCCTTCATCATGGGCATGGAGCCCATGCGGCGCTCTTCATCACGCATGGCATCACGACGGCGCTGGGAACGGCCAGACATCATGCCGCCGCCCATCATCTTGGTCATACCGCCTTTCTTCATTTTCTTGGAGGGGCAATTTGCCATCTTCTTGTCCTCACGTTGAAACTCTTTACCCACAGATTGTGGGATGCCGACTTCCTTTGCGAACTTCGGGTTATTGGCGACTGCAGCCATCAAACGCTTTTGTTTGTCGCTCTTTGACGGCACTTAACAGTTCCAGGCCCTGAGGCTCTTGTTGATCCGGCTATTCGGATCGTTCTTCGTCTTCTCGCTCGTAAGCTTCTTCTTCATGCCGGACATCCGGGCACAGAATGACTTACGGCGTCCTGCGTCTTTCTTCGTCTTCGGGTTCGGCGCCGGGGGCTTCAGGTTCATACCTTGCCGTTTAGCAGAGGCACGCCCCTTGGCATTGAGGCCCCCTTTCGGGTTCTTGCCCTCTTTGCGTTGCCACGCGGGGGACTTTACCGATCCCCCTTTTTTGTAGTCGGCACGCATTAGCTGTAGAACACCGTCATGGAGGCCATGGTGTCCTGATCGAACAGCACGTAGGCGCCCCCTTCATGGCGAATCCCGTAGTCAGGAACCGAAGGAAACTCCGTACTGTTCGCCGTTCCAGAGGTGCGATACTGCATGCGGATGTCACCCGTAGCAGACCCCTCACGGAAGGTCACAACCCCAGAGGTAGAGCCGTTCACGACGTACATCCCACGAAGACGCAGGGCGCCCCGGAAGATCACGCCAGCGACGTTTGCGCTAGAGCCAACAGTGATAGCAGCGGCGGTACCTGCATCCACGGCAATCTGCGAGATCGTAGCAAAGTAAGTCGTAGTCGTTACCGTGCTGTTGTTCGGTCCCGCAATCGCTTCAGATGCAGCGGCGCCAGTCTCGTCCGTACCCGTAATCGTGAAGGTTTTACCCGCCTCGTTACCGGTACCGGTGATCGTGACTTGGCGAGGCTCATCGAAGGTAACAGCGCCCCCATCAGCGAGAGCGCCATTGATCGTCAAGTTGCCTGCACCACCAGGGGTCTGAGACTGACAAACCCCGTCCGCGTCTGCTGCCGCTGCCTCGATTAGCGCTGATTGAATATCAGAGCTGGACATGGGCGACCCCCTTATTGGTGAATTTCAAGACAGCCGTTTGAGGACCGTCGATAATGGTCTGGGACGTTACGGCATCAGCCATCTTCTTCCCCTTTCTCCTCTAACTGGGCCAAAAGGAAATCCAGCATCCCAATGGCCCCGTTGGCCTCATGGAGCATCTGAACGTATTTGTCCCGCTGCTCCAGCGCCTGAGTTTTCAGGCGCTCCAAGCCTTCTTTATCCAACATTAGGCGGTGACTTCGCTCGTATAAAGGATCAGGTAGTAATCAGTTCCCGCTACCCGAACTTTAAGGGAGCCGCCCACCGTCGCAGGTGCTGTGCTTCCGGTTTGGAACACATGACCCGTCCCGGCAGTCACGCCAGCAAGGTTGAACAGGCGGACGTTGTCATCAATCGTCGCAACGTCGTCGCCCTGGGTGGAGATATGGATGAACGAGGTCAGGGTGCCCGTGTCGGCGCCGGTGGGAGCGTTCAGCTCAATCTCAAGCGGCGCGTAGGTGCCGCCATCGGTGCCAGCGGACAGGGTCATTTCTGCCACGAAAGCGGAACCGAGGCCGGTGGTTTTACCAGAAGCGCCGTAAACGGTAATGGCCTTGAGGGCGTTGGAATAGCTACCGAGGGCCGCGTCAGCATTGAGCTGGAAGCGCGCACGGCCAGCCAGACCGCCAGCACCCGTCATGGTGTTTTCCATCACGATAGGTTCGACGTTAGACCCGCCGGTGGAAGCGCTGGAGTAGGTCAGATCAAGGGAACCGTCAGAAGCAATGTCCAGGGAGGTGGTGACCGCGCCAGTCGTGGCGTTTTTGGTAATCACCTCAAATCCGTTTTCGGACCGTACCGGACCGTTGAACGTGGTATTAGCCATTGGGAATCTCCTGTCGTGGCTAGTGTCAGACTCAGATGAGCCTGTCAGGGATTAGTCTCTGTTATACGCCGTATTTACTTATCGGTCAAACGTGTTTTCGTGAATGATATTTGGCCTTATCGTCCTCTCTGCGACAAACGATACACGCACCTTTCGTGGCTCTCGGGCTTATATGGCCTCGGTCGCAGGGCATGCCGGTGAAGTATTGCTTGGCCCCTAACTTCTTTGCCTCTGAACGAGAACGCGGCAGGTGCATAAATTCCTCCGGTATCTCTGGGGCTTCGTTAGGCGCACTGTCTGCGTAGGACAGCACCCATCCAGCATAGGGGCCAAACTTCACCGGGTTCCCGCTCTTGCACGCACGGATGATAGTAGCCAGGGATATGCCAAGCTCGTCGCGCATCTTGGACAGGCTTTCGAAACGTCGCTCTGAACGGTCCGGTAACACAGCGAGAACGGCCTTCTGCAAGTCGTCTGCGTTCTTGGGGCGCTTACCGTAGAAGTGAGACTCCTCCCCACGCTTGATGGCCGCAATGACGTTCTGGCGCCCTTGTTCGGACATCTTCTTGCCCTTCATGGGGCTCGGGCGTCCCTTCTGCGTAGCGCTGATTTTGGCCCGCACCTCGGGGGCAACCTCTTGGCCGTAGCGGTAGTGGTCTTCCCCCGCATGCTTGCCTTTACGGCTCTCGCTGATAGCTTGCTTGGTCTCTTCAGACATAGAGATGCCAGTACGCATACCAATGGCGTCGGTGTTGATGTTGTAGCACTCGGGCTTGCCAACGTGTTCGTGCAGGTAGACATTTTCTCGATCAAAAGCTGTCTCTCCCTCGGGCACTTCCTCCAGCACCTCAAAGACAAACATCTCCTCCCCATACTTGTTCCACGCAGCTTGGAGCCGGGGGTTCTTGTGCTTGCCTTTACGCAGGTCGTACTTGTGTTGCCATTCACGCCGCGCAAAAGATTCGGCGCTGCCGATGTAATACTTGTCGTTCGCCATGTTGGTGATGCGATAAATGACTGCCATAACAACCTCCTTCTGGGAAGCCTAGATAGTAGGCTCAAGTGTCAGGGTTGTCAAGCGCTATATCGCGTGATACCAAAAAAGAAGGGGCCGAAGCCCCTTCTAGTCCTAAGTAATTAATTTTACTTAGTTTGCTCCGGCGGAGCCAAAGATACCGAGGGGGTCGCTGACCCCAAACGAATATCTCTCCCTCGCCTTATAGCGAGCATTACCGGTGTCGAAGTCAGCGTCCATGGACGTAGACATAGGCGTCCGCACGAAGTGCTTCAGGCCGTTCGGCACGTCGGTCATGAGGAAGAACGCGTTCGTATCCGTGAGATAGTGGTTAACAGTGTAACCCTCAGGGATGGAACCGTTGTTCCGCAGCGCGTTGAGATCGTTGTCAGCCGTGCCAACGCGACCTTCGGTTTCCAGCAGGCGGGTAGCCACGAACTGGAGTGCCGGGGGCACGATGAGCTTACGGGGCTTGGCAGCGATCAGCAGACCACGCTCGTCCGTCCAACCAGCGATCTGGATGACAGCGGCCTCAAGAGAAGTCTCGTTGAGGTCTGCGCCAACCGTGAACGTGTTGGAGTTGGTACCGCCAGAGACAAGGGGGTGATCCGTAGCGCACAGCACTTTGCCGTCGCCATAGGTCACACCGGAGCCGCTGAAGGCGTTGTTGAGGACTGCTGCCGCTTTGACCTGCTTGGTGTAGGCCATTGCGCGAGCCAGTGCCTTGGTGTAGCGGGAAGACAGGGAGTCGTACAGGTTGTCTTCCATTGCTTCTTCCGTGATGGAGAAGCCCATGGCGATGGTCTCGTGCGTATAGCGGGCGGTCCATGCTTCTTGAGCACTGTCGTACTCGATGGCGGCACCTTCGCTCTTGACAGGCGCTGCCGAGAAGCCAGACAGCTTCACCTCTTCTTCGAAGGAACGGTCCGAGGACTCGGTTTCGAAGATTTCGGCGTGCTCTTCGCCGTACTTGGCGTACTCCATGCCAAAGAGAGCGTTGAGCCCCGGCAGGAGTTCTTTCAGTAGTTGGGCGCGTGAAATAGCCATTTACATCACTCCTTAGACGCCGGTCAGATTGTTGAACTGGTGACCTGCGTTCCACTTCACGTACGCCTCGGTGTAACCACCGGTAGCGTTCTTGGTCTCTTCGACGAGACCCACGATGCGGAAGGGCAGAGTGTCGGTGGTGGCGGACGTGTCGCTGATCGCGCAACGGGAGTTACCCGAGACGGAATCACCGGTGTTGTCCACACCAGCAACGTTGGCGCCGATGTCAGTCAGAGCCAAGTCACCAATAACCGTGGTGCCAGACACCACAGCAACCTTGAAGAGCACGTCAGTTGCGTCAATGACATAAGCTTCAATGTCGGAAGCAACCGTGCTCGCGGGGTAATACTGCTTGAACACCTTGTAGCCGAGGCTAGGATCGGTGTAGGTGCAGCCCATGAACACCCCAATCGGCGTCATAGCAGCGTCGAACGTGTCACGCTCAACAGTACCACCGGTAACAAGCTTCACAGCATCGCCAGCAAAGATGCTCGTGGCATAGCCAGAGGCAATCTTGTAGTGACGGGTGACACCCACGAAGGGAACACCGCTGAGCAGCTTGACCGGAACTAGGCCGTACGGCCCACTTACAGTCGGATAAGCCATTTTAAGCTCCTAAAAGTATCAAGACCCAGAACCAAAAGTGACCTTCGTCTTCCGCTCGTTGAAGAGAGGCATACGCGGGTCATTTTCTCGCATGAAGTTGTTGTCTACAGACTGCATCTGAGCTTTCGTCTGCTGATCGAAATACTCGTTGCGCTCTTCGACAAGCTCCTTGGGTGCCTTGCATAGCATCAGACCGCCGATCACCACGTTGTCCGCAAACCGTTCGTTCTCAACGGTGACCATGGTGATTTCGGGGTGGTCCGCTGCCTTCACAGGCTCCCAGCCTTCACGGAGTTTGGAGGAAACGTTCGTGGCATCCGCCGTACCGAGCGTGCTAACCCGGACCCAGTGATAGGTGTACCCCTCTTCCGGCATGGGATTCGGAAGCAATTCCGGTCGCGTCCAGTGCCGTTTACGGGCCGTCTTTTCACGGGTCTGCAGTTCACGGTTGATTCGGTTCTCAGCCATTTCCTTTCCTCATCTCTTTTGCAACCTGATCGGCGTATTGTTTTGGCGTCAGTCCTAGCCGTTTGGCTAGCGCCACCTGTGTTCGCGTTAGTCTGACCTTTTTAGGTGCTGTGCTCCGCGTTGCGGGTGCGACCACGTTCGTACTGCGTTTCGGAGCCCTTCAAGTTCACTGCCCTCAAAGTTCTCTGGGAAGACCCTTCGCATACGAGAATTAATCGTCTCGTAGTATTCATCGCTCTGTGGGTCAACCCCACTTTTGACTAGCTTTGAATGCAACCCCAGCGCAAAGCTAGTCATTTCGTCGTCGGTGCCAAACCACGGGTTGGCTTTCTGCCAGTCCTGAGCTTTGGTATCGACCTGTACTTCAGGTACTGCTGGGGCGTTATAAACTTGTTGCTCTTGTTGCGTTTCTACAGCAACTTCTTTTTGTTGTAAAGCGGGTAACTTGATAT